AATATCCATCCCTTCTTTAAAAAATGTACAATGGCTTGGAAAGTAACGACACAACCATCTTTAGAGGTTTGGACATTAAGCGAGGTAAAAAATTATTTGAAGGTAGATACTTCTGCCGATGATACTTTAATTACTACTTTGTTACAGTCGGCTCGTGAAGTTGCTGAGAGGTATTTAAATCAAGCATTAATTACCCAAACGATTACGGAAAAATTAGATAGGTTAAACAAGCCTATTATTTATTTATCCGTATCTCCCGTTATTTCGGTTACATCTTTTCAATACGCAGATAGCCAAAACACAACACAAACATATAATAGTAGTAATTACATTGTAGATAATTTTGAAAAGCCTGCCAGACTTTCTTTAGCTTACGGCAAAACATGGCCTACACTTTATGGAAATATAAATGATGTTACTATTGTTTATACGGCTGGCTATGGAGCGGCTGCATCTAATGTACCTATGCAAATAAGACAAGCCATTTTAATGATGGTAGCGGATGCTTACGATAATAGAGAGGATTATGTAAAGAAATTACCTACGGCTTCGGAGTATTTACTTGATCAATATCGCGTACAAATACTATAATGAGATACAACAAAAAAGAAGAGATTGGAAAACTAAGGGAAAGAATCATAGTACAAAGTGTTACTAGGGCTGCCAGTACTACTGGTTTTGGAGTTGAATCATGGACTAATTTTGTAGAAGTTTGGGCGGTGGTGGATTACAAAGGAATAAACAAAGAAGAAGTTGAGGGTGGCAAAATAACAGCCTTATCTCAAATAAGAGTTACCTGCAGAAATAGGACTGACATAAACGAGCAGCAAAGAATAATTTGGATGAACAAATATTACCAAATAGAAAATGTTCAGATAAGTGCCGATAATATGTATTTGCATTTATTTTGTTCATTTGCTCAAAATTACGCGTAATGTCAATATCAAGAAGTAAACTTAACAGACTTAGGGCACTTGAAAACGAGACTCAAAAGAAAACAACTAAAGCAGGTAAACTCTTTAAGATGTACAACTTTGCTAAGTCCGTTACTGAACTTGATGATATGTTAAATAAAGTTACAAAAGAAAAGAGAAAAGAAATATCTGACGCAGCCGCACCGATAGCATTAAAGGTTTATAAATCTTTTGTTCCACGTTCAAATAAACCACATAAATTTTATTCCCGTGGAATGGATAGAGGTAGCGGACCGAAATACCACATTGAACCAGGCAACCTTAGACGTTCTATTCAGAATATTTCAGATAGAAAGTCTTGGAAGGCTTTGTTGACCTCTGTAGGGCCTTTGTATAAAGATGCTGGTATAGATGTTAAACTAAGCAGCGAAGATAAAACAGACGGCTTTTATGCGCACATGGTATTCGGAAGTACAAAGGCATGGATTAGTAAAGTTAGAAACAAGGCAGAAAAGGGAAGCCAAAACGCGGTGATAAATAAAATGTCATCAATGGCATTAAAGTACATGAAAGAGTTTCCTCGTCAATTTTGGGAGTTATGATAGGTAAAGTAATATATGGTAGATTATCGACTGATACGGCTGTAACTAATATTTGCGGCTTATCTATTTATCCAGACATTGCGCCTCAAAATGTGCAATATCCTTTTATTGTTTATACCATAACAAATAGCACTCCCGTAGATTACAAAGACGGGCAAAGTAATTTAGAAGAAATTAATTTACAAATTGATATATATACTAACAATTACGACACTACGCAGACACTTGCAAATAATGTTCGTAATAGATTAGATAGATTTGTAGGAACTATAAATGGTGTATCTGTTCAAACGATTAATTATGTGAGTAGTGATTCACAAGTTTATAATGCTGACCTAAATGTATATTGGATGTCAGTTGATTTTATGGCAAAAATGAAAAGATAATATGAAACTAAGACTTTTAAAAGAATGGAATGGAAAAGAAGCTGGTAATACTGGCGTTTTTCTTTCGGAATATGGGGAACAAATGATAAAGGATGGTATAGCCGAGCTACTTGATGAAGATTTTGTAGTGGAGGATATGCCTAAAAAAGAGGAGGTAAAACAAGAACCTGTTTACATTCCTATTCCTGTTCCTGCGGAATATTTCCAAAGTGATGAAGAAGAAAATATTACTAAACCAAAAAATAAATAACCATGCCAACTACTGGAATTATAAACGGTACGTTAATGAGGCTTTATAAAGATGCTGTAGCCATTGGTTACGCCACATCTTGCCAAATGAACATTTCATCTGCTATGCGCGAAATTCTTACAAAGGATTCTGCTGCTGGAGGATGGAGAGAAGTAAAGAAAGGACAACTTTCTGGAACACTATCTACGGAGGCGTTATATGCAGGCCCGGGAGATGCTTCTACAAATTATTTGTTTGACGATCTCTTTACCGACTTAGTCGCAGGTACCGCACTTACAATTAAGTTTACTACCGATGTTGTGGGCGATAATGTTTACACAATGAGTGCCATTTGTACATCATTAGACTTAAACGCTGGCGTTGAAGAGAATGTAAGCTATTCAGCATCATTTGAAGTTACGGGAGCAATCGTGAAAACAACTAAAGCATAATTTTAAAAATTACCTAAAATGAAAACAATAAAAATAGCTAATGCGGACATTCCAATTAAATTTGGTATGTTCGTTTTAGGTACATTTTTAAGGGAAAGGAAACTAAAACTTAGTGACCTTTCCCTCCTTGGCGAAGATCTTCTTTTGGCTCTTGAACTTGCTTTTGCAGGCGTTCAACAAGGGTACAAATCTAAAGGAGAAAAATGTCCTTTTGACTTACAATCCTTTTGCGATTTAGTCGATACTGATATGGGTGGCATCACTCGTATAATGGAAATGATTTCAAATGAGATTTCACCTCCTGAAGATGATACCCAAAAAAACGTAGTAGCGAAGGCGGAGAACTCACACTTGAATACATCGAACGTTTTTGTTTCGGAGTTTTAAGATTCCCTCCTTCGCAATACAATGACATGAGTTTTAAAGAGGTTGTTATGGCTATGCAAGGCTATAATAATCACTTTGAACAACAGGAGCAAACAGAATGGGAACGCATTAGATGGCAAACAACTTTATTACTAAATGTCCATACGGCAAAAGGAAAGAGTTTAAAGCCAAAAGATTTAATCGAATTTCCATGGGAGAATCCTACTAAAAAAGAAACTAAAAGAAGTTTGACAAATAATGACAAAACAATATTTGACAAATGGGATAAAGAAGCATAAATGGCAATAGGTAAACTACTTTTAAAGCTGGGGATTGATACCACTAATCTCGATAAAGAGTTAGGTAAGGTAGAAAAATCTATGACAAGATTTGGACAAAATATGTCTAATCTTGGTAGTACTTTAACCCAGTCATTAACATTACCTATTATAGGAGTTGGTGCTGCTGCTTTAAAATCTTTTGCAGATATGGAAAAGCTGCAAAATGGTTTAATTGCCATTATGGGAAGTAGTGAAGAGGCAGCGATTGAATTAGAAAAATTACGAAAGGTTGCTGAAAATCCTGGGCTTGCTTTACCTGAAGTTGTTAAGGCTTCGGCTTCATTACAATCTGTAGGAATGAGTGCCGACGCTGCTCGCGAAACTATTACACAATTTGGTAATGCTGTAGCAAGGGCAGGAGGTGGCGCAGAACAATTTAGTGGAGTTACGTTAGCTTTAAGTCAGATAAGCGCGGTTGGTAAAGTTACGCAAGAAGACCTTAATCAGATAAAAGAAAGGCTTCCTGAATTTGCGCGTGTAATGAAAGAAGAATTTGGAACTGTTACGGCCGAAGGCATTAGAGCCATTGGAGTAAATAGTGAGGAATTTATTACGCGATCGGTATCTGCTTTAAGCAAATTAGAAAGAGCAAATGGAGGCTTAGGTAATGCTTTTGATAACCTAAAAGATAACGTTACAAATAGTCTTGCGGAACTTGGAAAAGCAATTAATAATAGTTTAAATTTAGAGGCAGTATTTACGGCTTTATCTGAAAAAATAAACTATTTAGTAGAAGGATTTAAAGGGCTTAATCCTGCCACTCAGGAATTTATCGTAAAAACTGCTTTAATTGTGGCAGCTATTGGGCCCGCAATATTTATAGTGGGTAAATTAATTACGACATTTGGGGCACTTGTTGGAACAATAAGATTAATTAGAACTACCATTTTATTAATGAGTAGTGCGATATCTAAGGCTTTTGCTTCTATTCTTGCTAATCCTGTTATACTTGCAGTTGTGGCTGCTATTGCTGCGGTCGGTGCTATTGCTTTATATGTATATGATAATTGGAAGGCATTTACAGATAATTTTAAAAACATTTGGATAAATATCAAAAACTCCGTAATGCAAGGCGTTACCTTTGTTTTAGGTAAATTAGACACTTTACAAAAAGCATTAGGATTAAATTTATTTGATTTATCAGGATTAACGACTTATCAAGAAGAGCAAAGAGTAGTTGCTGCTGAATTTAAAAGTATTGGTGAAACAGTTGATAGTTTAAAGAAAAAATTAAAAGGATTATTTACTAATAACAAAAGTACCGACACAGGAAGTACAGATATACCAATAACAGATATAATAGAGCCAACAACCACAACGACAGGCGGAGGCGGTGGTAAAGTACAAACACAACCTAAAAATGAAACACTATCACCCACTAATTTACTTCCTACAATCGGTAAACTACCAGACCAATTAAGAAGTGTTACTGCTGAAACACAAAGAGCAAAAGAAGAGACAGATGCTTTTGCAATGGCTCAAAATGCAGCCGCTAAAGCGGTTCAATACACCGATGAAAAAATTGCTGGATTAATAAAAATGAATAAAGAGTTAAGCGAAGGTTTAACTAATTTAGTTAATGGAGTATTAACAGACGTTGCGACTGGTTTTGGCGAACAACTTGGCAATGCTTTTTCAGGTGCTAAATTTCAAGTAAAGGCGTTATTAATACCATTAGCGGATGCGATTATTCAGTTTGGTAAAATGGCTATTCAGGCAGGTATAACCGCTCTTGCAATAAAAAAGGCTCTTACCTTAGCGCAGGCCCCTCTTGCTATTGCGGCTGGTATTGCTTTAGTTGCGATTGGTACTGCTATTAAAAATGGTATCGCTGCTCCAAAACTTGCCGAAGGCGGCTTGGCATACGGCCCGACCATGGCAATGGTTGGAGATAACAAATCCGCGCGAGTTGACCCGGAAGTAATTGCACCTTTATCAAAGTTAAAAAGCATGATGGGTGATATGGGTATGGGTGGCGGAGTTTTAGAAACAAGGATTAGTGGAAATGATTTGATTATTTTATTAAATCGTTCACAAAAGACTTTAAATAGGGTTCAATAATGGCAGTAAGGTATCAAACAACAGTGTATAATGAAAAGGGTAGAAAAATTACTATATCAATAAAGGATACAGTATTTTCTGGTTCTGTTGGCACGTTTGATACAATTAATGTTCAACTTCAATACGATAGCGAATCAAGTCAGGGCATGGAGCGTTTTGCCCCAATTATCGGATCTCGTTTAAGATTAAATTTAATTATAAATACAGAGCAATTACAAACACTACTTAATGACATAGGCTTTGCGGTTGAGGGTAGGTTTAGTATGGAACTTACAAGTTATGAGGACGATAACACGACTGTACTATTTAAATGGTATGGCTATATAGTTACAGATTTAGTAGAATTTGAAGACGTTACAACTGATATAGGATTTATTGCACAGATAGAAGCCGTTGACGGATTAGCTTATTTAAAAACAATTCTTTATAAAAGTGAGGTTGGTCCTTATTTAGGTCAAGATACAGTCGTTCAACACATTTGTAATTGCCTTAATCAATTAGACTTTGTCCAGGAAAACTTAGTAGCTAATAATTTACCTATACTTCATACTGTTTTTAATTGGCATGAAAATAGTATTAATTATTCGGCTGATAATGATTTTTCTTTAAGAACAGTTATAAATCATAGGGCTTTTTATCATAGAGATACAAAAAATAATTATACTTATCAAAGTTGTTATGATGTTTTAAAAAAGATATGCCAGACTTTTGGCGCAAGATTATTATTTAGTGGTAATCAATATTGGTTTATTCAGGTTAATGAATACCTTAATCCTAGTAATCATAGGTATTTTAAATATAATGGTTTTGGTATTCAAAGTTCTGGCACCTTTAATTTAGATTTTAGAATTTTAAATCTACAAACTGATTTGGCAAATAGTCAGTTAATGCGTTTAAGTGGTGGGAGGTGGTCGTATTATCCTCCGTTAAAAAATGTAGTTATACGTTATAATTATTTTGGTAAACAAAATTTATTAGCAGGAAAAGAATATAGTTACACAACCAATGCCACGCCTGAACAAGTTATTACACCTACATTAGATAGCACAAATGTAGAAGCAAGGTTAAGTTATACAGGTATATTAAACTTTTATGCAAGTGCATTAACTCCTGCTAATTTCGAGCCTTACCAATTTGTTTTTGCTATAAAATTAGCATCAATTGTTAATTCTTTTCCTTTACAAGGATTTACCTCCGCTAATTGGACATTGGGCAGTGGATGGCTTATTGACAATGCAATACTAGAAGGAACCTTAGTTGCAACGGAAGCCTATTACACTTCTTTTACTGTTACGGCAAATAGAAAGTATTACGTAAATATTAAGGTAAAGCTAGAAAATACAGGTGAATTAAGGTTGCGTTTAGGCGGAGTAACAAAAACGATAACCGAAACTGGCGATTATGAATACATAATTGAATCAACAAACACCGATACTTTAAAATTAGATTCAATTTCTACGCCAAAATTTACGGGTAAAATAACTTCATTACAAGTTAAGCAAGAAAATAAATACCTAAAAAGGAATGTAGTATATACGTCTGGATTTAATTTTCAATTGGATGCTGCAAGCTGGGAAACAACAGCTGCCGAATACGAATTTAACGTCGAAACAGTTTTTTCCGATAATGCTTTTGTTGTAAATAAAACCATCTCATTTGACACTTTAGATATTCCAGACACTGCGGAGTATGTATGGTCAATGCGCTTAAAAGAAATGCGAAACGAAGCAGGTACAAATATTATAAGTAATTACGCATTATCATATACGATAATGAATAATTATTTAGAATTTTTACCAGATGGAACAATAGGAGGACAAGCAGATATTCAGGAATATGGATCGGATAACGATGAAAAATCATCTGTTATATTTGACTTAGATACCTATTTAGGCGATGGAATTTCAGCTACAACAAATGGAGCTTTAAAAGTAAAAGAGGATTCTGGCGCATTTAAATTAAGTAATACTTGGGACGTTGCAAACGGACAAGGTTTTAACAAAGTGACGCAGCTACTTGTAAATGAAGTAATAAAAGGACAGTTAAGACCTTTACCTCGAATGATTGATATGCCATTTCAAAATCTAAGCATTGATAATGTTTATTTGCCTCATAAAGTCATTGAGTATTCTGGAGGCTACTATATTTTTGAACGTGGTTTATTTGATTTAAATACCGATATTTGGAGAGGTGATTTTTTTAAAATAGATGACCATGCCTAGTTATACCGAAAGAGTAGTTATTTCAAAGCCTAGAGATTATCAATTAGTTGCAAATAACGCAGGTAGTGGTGGCGTGGTTAATAATAATGTAAATGAAAGTATTACAAATGTTACGGTAACTGGCTCCTTAATTTCTATATTTTCAGAAGAGTTTTTAAATACTTCATCTAATGTTTTGACGTACACTAAAAATAGTGGTGTTTTGCCAACTACAAATACAGATGCCTCAATTCAGGTTTATCAAAACGGTCAAAAATTAATAGCATCTCAATACATCATTACACAGCCAGACACTATTACCATTGACAGTAATACTCATTACGATGGTTCAAATTACATTGTATTTGCAATAAACATAAACTAATGGAAGAAATTAAGGCCCCAAAAAAAGAAAGAAAGTTTTTAAAAGCCGTTGGAAATATTGCCAAAGTTTTAGCTAATGAATTAGTCATGGGAATAGCCAGAAAGTTTATTGGAAAAGCTATTGACAAAGTAGGTAATAAAAGACAAGGGCTATCAATGGCTTTAATTATTATTGCCTCTACTTTTGCTATTGCCCAATACCCAACAACCTCAAACAAGCAACGACTTGGTTTTCAAACTACGGGCGACGGGCTGACATGGCGCGGTTCAATATCGGACACAGCAAGTATTCAACC